GCTTACCATCTATGCTTACAACAGATTCGACAATACCACTAAAGGTAATAGGACTTCCTTGATAAATATTTTGCCCGGGTTGAAACCCAGTTGTTGAAGTACCATGCTTTAAAATAATATACCCAGCAAAATTATCTATCTTGGAATCTGGCAATTGGTGAAAATGCATAGTAGGAGAACTAACACCGCCATCATTAGCAACTATACTTAATCTATTATCACCGGTTATTCCAGTGTAAGAAAAAACCCGATCGGTTAACCGAGAATCTAGTAAGCTGTCGTCGCCAACATTAAAAGAGAGCTCATTAGATTTTTGTCTCCACTGTTCAAAAGTGTTAGATTTATAAATTTTAATTTCGTTATCGGACATTTATTTACCACCTAATTCTCGTAATAGTGCTTTAATTTCAGCAAGTTCTGATTTAATTTCACTGATTTCATCGTTTTTATTTTTTACTGCGCGCTTCTGCAATTTTCGTAATTCATAATCTGTTACATTACTATTTATAACGGCTCCAGTATTGATATCTCTTTCTAAGCTTAAATTATCTTTTACTTTTATTCTATCCATATTTATGTAGTCGCAATAGCTCTAAAATCTTTACATGTTGGAACGTAAGAACTATTATTGCTTCTCAATACAATTTTAACTACAAATTTGCTGTATTCGTCCAAGCCTGCTACCTGATAGTATACTTCGTTATAGTTATAGGAATCATCAATTGGAACTACACCATTATTGTTAGTAGGGATAGCTTTAGCCCATGTTAACTCTAGTAAATCAGCATCAGAATCAACCGAAGTTTTATAGTAAACATCCACCGAAGTACCAGTTGGTCTGTTAATATTAACAAAAATATCCAACTCATCAGCAGGATTATCTAATACTACTTCCTTAGTAACATATGCCGCGGAGGATAGATTATTTCCTGATGCTGTATCAAGATCAGCAACATCGTTAGAAGGAACTGCGGTTCCACGTGCAACATAATGGCCGTGAGAACCTAATGGGTCATTAATTCTATTTTGAATTGTAAATACTGAAGTTCTATTTAAATCTATAACCGGAGATAAGTTTTCGACCTCTGTGCTCATCGTACATTGAATATCTATGCTTCCAGAACTATTAACATCGGTATCATTTGGATCACCTTTAATAACATAAGGCTGAGGCATTTCAATGTTCGTATTTGGTATAATATCTTGGTAATCAACATCAGCGCTACTAATTGGAAATGATGAATCAGAGGAAGCGCTAGCTATACCCTTATGCTTGAATGTAGTTTTACATTCTGGGAATTCAATTATACTGGTATTTAATCTAAGTAGATCATATAACTGATTTTCAGTTGAAGTTATAGTATCATTGCCGATACTATTTCCTATAAATTGACTATCAACTGTACCCGTAACTTTAATTACGTAAGAATCCAATTCAGTCATAAAGACCGCATGCGTGCCATTGATATTTGCAATAGGAACACCAGCTAGCTTTACGATATTATTATCGGCAGCATCTGCCACTCCAGTAACTCCAGCTATAGTAACGTTATGACCAGAATCTCCATCACCGCCTTCAACCGTATCACCGGCGTCGCCTACCGCTGGACGATGGTACATACCATGATTTGGTTGGTTTACTCTAAGTAAAGTACTACCTCCACTAGTTGAGATAACATCGAACGGTCTATTAGGTAATTGAACTTCATCAACGTTATCGTTAACTAAGGTTAACGTATGATTTCCAGTATCAAACGATGCTCGATGCAACTTAAATTTAAGATCTTTATTCTGTTCAGCAGTCCAAGTAGATGCGTTAGCTGAAGTAAAGAATACGCCGTTATACGGCTGTTTGGTAATTCTATATTGAGCATTTGTTAAATCAAATTTACTAGTTTCGGCAACATAAACTTTATATATGTCAGAATTTGAAATAAGAACAATTGCATATTCAGCACCTTCCTTTAAGAATACTGGCTGATCCCATGTAATACGAGTTTCTGCACTAGCATCACCTTCACCGGCTGCAGCATTTCCTGTGGGAATATTAATTGCGCCAGGATATACATTTTTAGAGCAACCAGGTATTACTCGTTGAGTAGGATAACCATTTTCAACTTCTCTAATAGAAACATTAATTGGAATGGTACTATCTTTTTTCTGGAAGAATAAGCTAACGCCAGTTGTAAATACTCCACCTTTGGTATCTATAGCAAAGGTTTCAGCAATTGGATCATAGTATTTAACCAACTGATGAGTAACCTTTTTAGTTTTAGAAGTAACGGTTCTTTTTCTTGAAAGTTCGCTTCGTACTAGTTTAGGAACCTTAGTATTAACAATAGTTCTTTGATAGGTTTCTAAAATACCTTTCGCATAATAGTTTTCTTCAGCTGTTGTACTTGATAACTCGTCATTATTTTGTAAATTATCCGTAAGCTTAAACAATTTAGTACCACATTTAAATCTACGGCTAGATGTATTAGGAATTAAGAATTCGCCGTATATTCTGCCATACTGATCAGTTACTAATTCGCCTACCGTGCCACCAGTTACCGCGCCTGGGGCGGTATATCCATTATATTTCTTATTGGCTCTACTTCTTTTAGCATATGTTGTATGCCCTGGTGGCCACGATTCCCCATTAGAATTACTAGGATTCCAAGCTTGGCCAACCGAAGTATTAATTAGATTTTGGCAGAAAGATGTGACATTAACATCGTTAAAGAATGCATATACCTTAGTGTTAGGTTTCATTAATTCTGCTTTAAAGTATACTTTACGCGATCTCATGAATGGAATAAAATTAGTTTCAATTAATTTATTCCCCAAAGATTTACGATGGATATTATGTCCTAACGTGGTTTGAATACCCGTTCTTTTTAGCGTTGTAGTTGTAGTCGTAGTACTAGTAACTCTATCAACTATTGCAAGACGTTTATTTCGTCTGTTTACTGTACCAGTTAAACGTTCAATATGACTAGTGCCTCTTCTGTGGCGGCCGCGGCCCCAAAAGCCTGTTCTAGCCTTAGTAACATATCTGTGCTTCGCTTTAGTTGTCTTCCGGCCAGTCCAGTGAACTTCCCATTCATTCCAAACTGTACCAAGAATACCAGTTGCTTTAGCCATTTTAGCAAATTGATCATATTGGCTATCATCATTAATAATTACGTCAGGGCGCTGATCAACTTCTTTCCACTCGTCAGATTCGGGATCCAGGTCCAAAACACCATCCCATATAATAACATTATATGGATTTACAAACTCTGCATACGATGAGTATGGCTGATTAATTTCTGTAACTTCAGTATACGGCAAGGTTGCTAAGCCTCCAGCCTTTGAAATATAAGCCTTATCGTTAGATCTAGCTAGTGCTAAAGTAGAAGATTCTCCATCCTCGGTATCGTCTCTAACTAAGTTTATATTTCTTTCATCAAACTGTGGTCTTAAAATTCCGTTTTCTTTATCAATTGATACTGCATAGTCGGGGTGTGTACTATCACCTATGTTATGGCCAAAGAATCCATCTACGATAAATCCATTCTTATAGCGATTAGTTCCAGCTGTAGTATCAGGAATCTGAGCAGCTGCAGCAGAACTTTCCAATAATGAAAGCGAAGTATAATATTCTAAATTCTTAACACGCGCGTCTATATCGCCGATATCTCTCATGGTATATCGTCTATGTTCTTCAACTTCTGGTACAATATCTTGAAGACCGAACACGTATGGGTTTAAATTAAAAGTATATAAGTGAATAGCATCATTAATGTTTTCTGGTGGCTCTGGATATCTTGAAGATACTCCTTTAATTATCTTATAATCACCTTCTTTAGTTAAGAATAGCTTATCGATTCTTCCTAAATACTGGCTATAAGTAAACGTTGCACTGGTAACCGCAGCTAACATGCTGGTTGAAGGAAGAACCCCTCCCGTATCATTAAATTCGCCTGGTACCAAGCCACCCGGTATTGCTCCTATTTGAGAAGCACCACTAGCATCAGCCACAGAGCCTATACTTGGCCTAAAGTCAATTGCATCACCTAGGTTTAATCCATCAAAGGTTTGAATTTCTTCTAAATCGCTGTATGAATCTACAGAGAAGTAATCACCAGAGGCAGTAGATCCATGATTGAAATGATTGAATGATACTGTATGAGTATTTCCATTCATCACGTCACCCAAAGAGGCTGCGTCACCGTCAGCATTTAAATCACCGTTGTCAACCTCTGCTTGTGTTGCAAGGTGAGTAGTAGAAAGAGCATTACCTGGAATTAATTTAATACTAGCAATATCATAGAAAGCATTACGCTGTCCGTCATCTAATGTAAATTTATCAGTTACGTCATTATTGTTTTGATCTACAACTGATACTAATTCAAATACATCATGCGCACCTTTACGTGTGCCAGTGTCTCCAATTTCAACAGTTAAATAAATTGGCTTTGTTGAATCGAAATTAGCAACTTGTGTATCAAAGGTAAAATCTGTTATCTCTGAAGTTGTTTTAGTTTTAGATAATGCATCAATAGAAAGTGCTTCTACTGACGCAATTATTGATAAATCGCTTGCTGAAGATCCAGTATAGCCAGATAGTCCAGCTAAATTAATAGTAATCTGACCAGGTCCAGTAAGTGTCGCAGCTGTTTCGGCATCAATAGTACCTACTCCATCTTTAGATAGTAGTAAGTTATCCAATGAGCTGAACCGCCGCGGAGTAGTAGAAATGTCTATTGTCGCTATATCGTTATTAACGCTATCAACTGAAAATTTTCTTCTATATACTGAAACATTTAATGTATCGTTACCGGTGGTCGTATCAAGTAAAGTTTTTATACCACTATCTGGGAGTGAATATACCAAGCTTACATCACTCGAGTCGTATAATTTGCCGACATCACCTGCAGCTAATGCAGCGTTAAATTCGCCCGCGCCAGTAGATCCTATATGGCTTACAGATGAAAAGTTTACTCCAGCATTAAGAGTTATATCAAATAAATGTAATCTAAACTTAGCAGTGGAATCAATTATAACTGAAGTTAAATCTCTTACTCGTGCGCTACCAATTACTGTGCTAGCATCAGACTTAAGATCGATTTTTTCCATTGCATTAATATTGGGTAAACCATCTGTATTGGCTCCAGATTCTAATAGTATATAGTTTCCATATCCTAATACGCCATTAAACCCATCAGTGGTTAAAACATCAGTAGTATCATCTCGAGGTTTATCGACTGTGACATGTTGTGTTTCGCTTTTTTCAATTCTAAATCCTTCTACATAAGCAACCGAAGGTTCTACACCTATCGCAATTTTTTTCTTGCCGAATGCTTCAGCTGCTGCAGCATCTCCTGCATCGCCATTAGCGATAATTTCAGCTGATGTAAGAAATCCATCATTAGTTCCATCATTATAATATTCTTTAATGTCAAGTAAAAAAGGATTAATAACATAATCACCAGATTCTTCACTAGTTCTAGTTTCAAATCTACTAGCTATAACTGGCTCAATTGGGTCTTCGCTTTTCTTAATAACCTCGCCATTTTTAACTGTTGCTAAATGGATATACTGATTACTTGTTCTAGAATCTAAATCTGGATTCTGTTTAATTAAGGTAGTAGAAATTGTATAGCGATCAGCACCTGGCGCAGTTTCATTGGATGTCCCAGTAGCATTATCCAATAGATCAGTATGCCCTGCAGTACCCGAATTAACAACCAATTCTTCTACTGATAAGCCTATAATGTACGATGGAGTATTGCTATATCTTTCTAATATTAAAGATGACGATGGCACGTGAACCATATTACCAGATATAAAATATACGCCTTCACTGATAGATACTTCAGAGCCAGATCCTACAATTGGAACATTATATCCGGCATCAGACGAAGCATTAGCTACTCTAACACTAGCTCCGGCGCCACTGCTAAGCGTAGTTTGCAATACGTCATCAGTAGCAAATTCGCTAACAGTTAAATCTCCATTACCGTCTGTGCCAGAGTTAATATATTTTAGATAAAAGGTAAGAGGGCCAGTACCATCAGCTTCTAGTACTTTTAATACGAGTGCTTGTAATCCATTAGGTGCAGTTAAGGTCTGTCCATTAAACACCACTGGATTAAGATTAGTATCTAGATTAACAACCTTAGCAAATTTATAGTCAACATTTAGTGATAGCTTACCGTTTAAAACTCTATCGCCATCTTTAAAGTTATACTGACCTAACTTATCAATTTGAGCCTGTAAAGCAGTTTGAAGCTGAGTTAACTCTCGGGCCTGTACAGCAAAACCTGGCTTAAATAGGATCCTATGATAATTTTTAGTTTCATCAAAATCATCGCGATACGGAGGTTGACTGTAGTTTTTTACATGAGTAATAGCCATTTATTTTTCTCTCTTTTAAAATTCAATAATACACTTAATGTCTTCGATTTGGTTTCGACTTCTGTTAATCGGATTTCTATTTTCTAGGAAAATAATTTCGCCCGATTCTTTATCATATTCCGCATAGCCAAATGTTGCATCACCGACATTAGCTAAGGGTTGGCCAGATGTTTCAGTAGCAGTTGTAAGATTATCAGCTGGATCAAAATCTTTATAACCAGTTTTATCGTTTTGATAATAGTATACCCTAGCACCGCCATTAGCTTCTTGGTCAATTTCTACAATATAAGCTTCAGCCCCAGATGACGACCCTTCTACTAATTGATCAACTTTTAGGCCCTGAAAAGATACTCCAGATGCCATGACTAAATATTTTAAACCCTTACCAGATTCATCGGTAAAGATCGTATCGCTATTAGGTTGAGTAGGATTTTTAAGTATTGTGATTTGTCTAAAATCGTTACCAACTGTAAGATCTTGGTTTTCAGCACCATCTAGCTGTACGTTCAATCCAATATAAAAACCTCCAAGTTCATTTACTGGATCAGTGCCGTGTCCATTTTTTGGAGCAATTACAGCACGGGCTGACGCTAGAGCACCCTGATTAGCAGGTACTGCATTGCTGTCTGTAATAATAACCTTAGCATATGTATAGTCCGAACCAACGTTATTGAGAACGATAGCCGTGATAGCACCATTACTTACGATAACAGATTGGCCTCCAGTGTTATCCACAGTAGCACCAGTTCCATCGCCTTCAATAGTAACGGCAATATGTGAACCTTGGTTATAACCAATTCCGCCATTTTCTATAACCATTCTTTCAATACCACCAGCTGCTGGTAGATTAAATGAGGCCACCTGTGAGTCAGCCTGTGGTCTATCAGGATCTGTTTCAACAATAGCACCGGCTACTCCATCAACATTACTAATTTCTGCATCACTGCCACTTCCAGCAGTAGTTGATGTGTATTCTAGCGTTTTAACTGGCATATAAGAATTAGTTAAAAACGATTCAGATGCCGCAGCCGTAATGGTATATAAGTATTTCCAGCTGTATCCGTCAGAAAGAGAAATAATACCAGCCTGAGTACTCGTTGGCATCACAGTACTAGAACCTGAAGCAAGGATACACTTATATACCTTAAACTCAGAGGTGATACAATAAAATGGATCATTGTAAATATTTGGATCACTTGAATCCCAAGGGATAAATACCTTTTGGTATTCCCAGTTATATCTAGGGACTACGTGTGAAACTTGGTTAGCTCCAATCTTTCTAATACCAATATTCTGTAGTCGAGCCTGTGTGATTTCGTCATGATGATCGCCAGGAGCAAATGGTGTAGTGTCTGTAATATCACTTGTAGTGGTCGACCACGCATCGCTTTTTCCGATACCAACGTAAACGCTGTTATTGGCATTTGATACATCTTCCTTAAAATTTTCGGCATTTAAAAGCCTAAAATTCGTAGTAATAATTGCTGTCATTTTTTTAGTACCCTGTGTTTATTAATTCCGCTCTTATGGCGTTGATCCTACTTTATGATCCTCAAACGTGTATGGATCGCTACCTGAAATAGAGCTTATAAAGCTACTAGTATTCAGTTTGTTAATAGTATTTATATGATTTGAATCGATAGTTTGATCGCTAAAATGTTCAATTGGGGAATTAAAGTTAAAGCGCTTAGGACTATCGTAATAATCTTCTTTCTTTAATTTGTAATAATTATTGCTTTCATCTACTCTTATTCCAGATCCAGTTACTCTAATGTTTTCATCACTCAAATTGGCCAGTATTATTTTTTTAATTAAATTACTAGCACGAGCCTCGGTATTCATCATAGTTTCTAAATGAATCCTAGGGTTAAACAGATAACCATTACCTCTATCAGTAATGGTTATTCCAGTAATTTCACACGGCTGTAAAAATGCCTCGGCCACTGGCAGCTGATTAGCTTCTGTAATCCCACCACCAGATATAGTAATAGTAGGATTATCAGTGTATCCACTTCCAGGCTTTTTAACCTTAATGGTTTCTAATCTACCATTTGAATCTAATTCAGCCTTAAGCACCACAGGATCCGATTCCCTTTGAATTTCAATATTATCGATATAAATCGTTGAGTTTGGCTCAACGCTAATTCCAAGTAAATCTGGATTAATGCTTGGTTTATCTTCATAACCAGTCCAGTCAAATATAGAGCTGGGAAGCTGTATAACTGTATCAGACATTTTATCGGTATAATATATTACAGAAGTATTGCTGATAAGAGACGAAGAAGCATTATTTGATTCAGAACTATTGAAATAGCGAATTCCACCGCGCTGATGCGCAGGTACTGTTAATGTCATCTGGCCAGTATAATTGACTCGGTCTGCCTCAGTAAATGTAAATAAATCTTTAGTTCCGCCATCCCTTGCACCTTCAGCAGTAGTATATAATTTAAATTTGTATAAACTAACCTTATGCACATAGAATTCGCTATTAACCGGAAGGCCAGGAAAATCAACTTGACTATGATTAGTAACCACAACGCGAGTACCAGTCTCATACCCATGCAGATGATGATATATTTCATTGGTAGTAGGTCTGAGTACAACCTGACCCGCTGAAGTAGCGCCTAGGTTTATGCCTTTAGTCGTTGCTGCAATAGTATCTACAGTAGATTGATCAAGCTTGGCAGTAATCTTTATTCTAATGGAATTATTTCTAAATGTTTCAACATAATCATCTTGATATAACTGTAAAGCTTTATATGCGTACTCATTACTAGTTGCACTTGATGAACCCACGCCTTTGAGAACTCTTCGTCTTTCTGACCAAGTCGCATCTCCATCAACAACTTCATTGTTTGAATCATCAAGATAAACGAAAGACCAAGTTGAGTTTGGAGATGAAACATTGTAATTTGTCCACTGCCCTGATATATCATATCCATCGGTAGAAATTCTTCGTCTACCGACAACATCAAAATTACCAGCATCTTCAAAGGTTTCTATTATTTCAGGGTCTCCTTCGTAATTTTCTTCTGGCATACTTGCTGTTATAGTTGGAACACCAGTAAAGCTATATGCGTTATTTTTAATAGTAATATGGTCAACACCAGTTGGCTTGATGTTGATTTCAGCTGTTGCAGTTACGTTCGTATCTAATAATACCCCTTCCGAATCAGTAGCAGTTGGATCATCAATTCTTAGAATAGGCTTTTTACTATATTTTTTACCAGCTAAGGGGCTTAAAATAGCAGTGGATATTTTACCACTAGCATTTACGCCATCTATTATTGGATCAGGCACAGTGCATGCCGCGTCTCTATAGTTTGCACCAGTATTATCTATAACGACATCGATAATCTCTCCTAATTTATTTACAACTGCAGTGGCCGCGGCGTTTCCATCGCCAGTGTTAGAGGTAATGGTAATTGTTGGCGGATTATCTGGATCATAACCAGCACCGGCCTGAGCAATTGAAATAGAGTGTACCTTTTGGTAAGTAGCAGTATTAGTAGAATCAATACCAATATTAGGCGACAATAAAGCACCTCTTGCAATTTGAGCTTCACTCTGTGGCCCAAACACATAAGCCATCATTTCTACTAATAGCGGAACATCGTCCGCAGTTAAACCTGGTTGAATGCCAGCCATAGATGAATATAACTTTCTAAATGAGTCTGCGCTTTCCGTATAGTTAGAATTTCTCCAACTGTCATATGCGACTAATACATTCTTAGGGTCTTGACCTGGATTAGGTATAACCGTATAATCAAGTACTGTATCGTTTTGATGCTCTGAACCTTCAGGCTGCAAAGCTGGCCGACCTTGAAATTGTGGCGGCTCATGATTAAAGAAAGCATTTAAAAATGTATTTTTCATTTCCTTAGATGCAGCATAAATGTTAGCATCTCCACCAATCTGACCTCGAGTCATTTCAAGTAGAATACCAATCTCACCAAATAATTTAAATCCAGCTGGGTGTACTAATTTTTTAAATGTATTTTCCCAGTCTGTAATATTAAGACCAGATTTAATTAGATATGAAAACTTTTGATAACGATCGCCGTCATGTATTTTAATACTTTTATCTGAAATGAATCCTTTATTACTAATAAACTGTTTAGTTCCTTCTTGCCAATCGCCATGCGATGGTATTAGTGTATTATCAAACGGATTTTCTACAACTACTTCTTCATCGAATAATAATCTGAAAAATGTTTCAATAGATTCACTTGAACCTCTAAGCTTATAAAAATCTATTATTCGCTTATATAAGGTATTTCTATGAACCGTTGTATTAATTTTACTGGGAATGGATGCAGCAATTTCTTTCTGCATCATTTCTAAATAATCGTGCGTAGCGTCTAACTCAGAATTAGAATTTAGATCTATG